GTCGGATCTTATCCATTAGAATGATAGTTTTCTAAAGCTATCATCCCTAGTGAGTGGGATATTGAGCGAGCGAGCCTACCTAAACACAAAACAGATCAAAGGCCACTTCGATCAGGCGTATCACGACCAAAGTCGAATTAAACCGCTCACGCGGATTATGAGCAATACGTTGCTTACCTATCGATTTCTTTAGAGTAACCTTAAACATGTCTCGCATTCTGGTCGGCTCTACGGAATTTCCGGATGAGCTTAGTCCACGATCGAACCCGCTTAGGATACTTGTCCACCTTCCGGTGGGCAACGTCCCGTTCCTCCCTTTGGAGACGAACTGCAGTAGGCACCAACGCAACTTGCTCCTCGAGATCTTCCATAGTCTGTAATAGACGAAGCAGAGTCTCTTCATCCTTACTTTCGATCACCCGGTTGATATCCTTGATGATAACATCAATCTCATCTAGCTTCTTCAGCATCGGTGCTTTGAAGGGAACTATTACGTTCTCTTCCCACCATCCCGAGAGCCCAAACCAGGCCATGCGCTCAAACGCGCTCCCCCAGTACGCCCGCAAAGCGGGTACTAAGTCGAAACTTAGCAACGCCTTATATAGGCGACGTCGGAGGTTTAAGCCACGGAAGTGCTCTATACGCTGTCTCACGACAGCCGCGATGGTTGGCCAAGCTCCTTGGTGGTCCAACGTTGATCCGCTTGCGCGGGTCATCGTGTACCAATCAAGAAGAGTGGCAACACCGTGAGAAGAACCCGGACGAGAAAGAAGTAATACGATTGATCGAGCACGCCGCCCCATACTAAATATCAGCTTTTGGCCTAACCCAGTACAGGTCGACATACCCAAACCTATAAAGCGCCCCATCATGTAAAAGGATGGAATTTTCCCTGTTCGGGAAGCAACCTGCGTAGCAATTTCAGCGAGATCTCTCACACCGAGCCAGCCAACCGCTAGTCCCAATAAAGGTACTGGAGTTACCTCCACGCCTTTATGGAAGAAGCGTTTAGCGAACTCGAGTGAAAGATTGTTGCTTACTATTGACTTCGACAGATTGATTTCCACGCCGATCACACGGCAGAGCTCTAAATACTCGCGAGCGACCCGATAATCTCCTATTACCAGATCGTCCCCGAGAACCGCATATCTCTTGAACCAACCCTTGCATCCCGCTTTCCAAGCGGCGAACTGCACCATCATATGATGGGTTAGAGCCAACATGGCCCAGGAACTGTACGCTCCCATTGGTTGACCCACTGCGTATCGGAGGCTGCGCGCGAACGCGCCGGTCTCGCCTTTATGGCGTTTCCACCCTTCTTGCTTTATCAGCTCGTCGGGTGCCTTGTATTCCCGATCACAGAGGATCGCCCTCCAGTGGCGTGCAAATTCCGGAGTCATGAACAGCCCTAATAATACCTCTTGTAACAGAACGGGTATTCGATCCGTCGCAGCAGTTAAATCAAATGACCAGACGCGGTGATCCCGACCCTTCTGCAAAAGCTTGATTAAGCGTTTTACAGGAGCAATTTGGTCGAAAGTACCGTCCTGAGGAATTAACCTCAGAATCTTGTCAAAGATCATTCTGTGCAGCGGATATAATAACCATTGTGTTAAAGAGTCCACCATAGCAAAGACTCGAAGTTTTCCAGGTTCCTCCTTAACGCTTAACTTTCCTAACCAAAATGCTCCGTGATGAGGCGCGAACAGGATAGGGAATTTTGTTCCCATATATCTAAGCACATCTCCTAAGATGGGCGAAAATAGTATCCACGATCGCGTGATCGCCACGAGCACTTGGAAGGAGGAAAAGAGTTGAGGACGTTGAACCCACGCGAGCAAGTCGCCAATAATATTATAACTATTGACTCTTCCTCGTCGTGAGTTAGGACCGGATTTCAAGAGCGGAAATATTGAGATAACATATCCCCAGATCTCTAACCGGCACCCTCGGGCCAAAGAGCCTGCCTTCTTAACAGCCATAGACGACTTATCCTTCACCACGATCCCCATCGGGTTAGGGTGCATCTCGGTTGCTATCGAGGCGGCTCTTCCACCAAAGGGTACTGGGACAAGGTCTGTTCGGGCGCACTTCACGCCAAACCGTTTTAAGTAACCAAAGAACACTATTGCAAATGAACTCCAGTCACTCATAAACGATCCAGTGATCGGCACACCTGGAGCAGTGATAGTGGATAACTTTAATTTTCCTCGATAGTTCAACACTCGATAAAGAGTGAAGAACCCTAAGTACAATCTGATTACCGCATTATCACCCTCTTTAATACGTTTCCTCATACCCGCGGGTATTATCCGAGGTAAACCGCTCTTTGTTCGAGCCACTGCTCCACCAAGCTCCCTAGGGTTACTTAGCCGGTTACCGGCGACCGCTCTCATGAGCATAATATTGGCCGTCTTAAGGTAAATGGCTAAGCCCCGGTGACCTTGATGGATAATGAACACTCGGACGAAGCGAGCAAAGTGGAATGCAGCCTTTACCCAACTCACAGAAGAAGATCCTACGATTAGAGGAGCTGATCTTACGAGAAGCCCAACTAATCGTTTAGCGCTTTTTACGGCGCTATGCCAAATAGCC